GGAGCCGGAGCCGTAGCCGGAGCCGGAGCCGGAGCCGTAGCCGGAGCCGGAGCCGTAGCCGGAGCCGGAGCCGGAGCCGTAGCCGGAGCCGGAGCCGGAGCCGTCGCCGGAGCCGTCGCCGGAGCCGTCGCCGGAGCTCGCAGCCAGAAAGGCTTTGATCTTCTCGTCAAGTGTCATCTCTTCCACTCCTTTACCCCTCGGAGCGACGCAGATGCCTTATCCGTGCACAGGATGATCTGGATTGCCCCCAGCACGGTCATTTCCGGGATCGTCACGGTAAAACGGCAGTTGTCCGGTGCTTTTGTGCCATCCTGCGCCAGCTGCTCAACAGCACACGCGCCGTCCCAGCTCCACAGCTTGCGAACATCGGTCATGGTAACCTCGGAGCCGTTGCGCTCCTTGATCTTGCCAAAAAACACGCCTGCGCGGTCACAGCGAACGATGTAGTTCTGATTGTTGTTCATGATGAAATTCCTCCTGATTTTTGTTAAAATTTAAAGCTCTCTCTGAGTTTCTTCCCGTTGATATCGGCCTCTGCCGTAAAGCAGCGGTGCGCCTCGTTGATGTAGACGACACGCCCGTGCGCAGTCGTCTCTTTCGTGGTTACGCTCATAATGCCGTTACTGCCCTCAAATGCGGCAGGCTTCCAGCTAAATGGTTCTCCGATGTACATGCGTCATTCCTCCCCGAATCTCAGTTTTGTCACGGCAATGGGGAATTCCTCGATCTCGCTTGCCCAGCGTGCCGTGCCATTACCGTTGTGCCGCTCGAACACCAGCGGAAAGCCGCCGATGCCGTCAAACAGGCTACCCATCGTAACAGGGCGCAGATATTGTGCGCTGATGCGCTTTGCCAAAAAGTCCCAGAACGGCAGGGCGATAGAGTTGCCCAGTGACTTATAGCGCGGGCTGTCGCTTGGCTTGCGCAGCTTGCCCTTGCTGTCGCGCCACTCGCCGATATCAGTCCATTGGTCAGGGAAACCTTGCAGCCGTTCGCACTCCATCGGCGTGAGGCGGCGTACCACCATGTTTTGCATGACCGTATTATTCAGGTTCAGGCTTTGCCCTCTGCTTTCTTTTGCTTGTAACGTCCCGTTTGTTTCGCCTCCCTCGCAGAAGTTCCGGCAATCAACGGCACATACAACCGGCTGATTGTTTCCGCTCATGCCCGCCGCTGCGGTCAGTGTGGGTAATCTGTCGTCTGTCCGAAGTTCGGCCCCGCCTTGCTGTGTCGCCATGCAGAAAATCGTCTGATCGTTGCCGGTGCCAAGCGTGCCGCTTTTGTCCTCCTGCACTAAAGCACCTTTTCCTCCTCCGTCACAGCCCCCTCTAATTCGGACTGCATAAGAAGCACCGCTTTTAGCGTTTCCGGCAAGTCTTTCCCGCGCCGTTCCGCTCTCCGCAGGATGCCCTGACACGCTTTTGCGCTCAAAGAGTATTTCGCCTGCGGTGTCGCCTCCAAAATCTGCGACAACCGAGATACGACGGCGGCGTTGGGGGACTCCCCAGTGTTGCGCGTCATGCACTCGCCAAGCCACGCTCCATCGTCCTCCCACTTCATCGTGGTACCCCCCCCCAGGTGTTCCAACCCTTTTCAGACACTTCAATATCGGGGGCTTCCGGCTGTGCGATGCGGATGATCTCTTCGAGGACTGCCGCGAAGTCTTGCCCTTTGTTGCTTGAAAATGCTCCGGGCACGTTTTCCCAGACCATAAACCGAGGTCTGACCATGTCACCTGTCCGTCCGTTCGCTCTGTCACGTTCTCTCATCTCCTTCACGATGCGGATCTGTTCCATGAACAATCCACTCCTTGCGCCGGCCAATCCGGCGCGTTTTCCTGCAATGCTCAAATCCTGGCACGGGGATCCGCCCGTGATAACGTCCACGGCCTCGATCTCCGCGCCATTGATTTTCGTAATATCGCCGAGGTGCTTCATCTTCTCCCCTCGCATTCTCCGAACATTTCCCGAAACGTCATCCCCGTCAAGTCTTCCAGCGCCAGCAGCAGCCGCACCGTTGTATCGCGGTCGCCGCGCGCCCACGCCGATATCGTAAACTGCGACGTGCCGAGGTATTGCGCCAGCTCTGTCTGGTTATAGTTCATCTTTTCCAACGCTTCCTTGAGCACCGGATAAGTGCAGAACTCAAACGGCGTTTTTGGTCTCACAATCTTGCTCATGCGTGTACCTCCCCGTAGATCAGTGCGTCAAGCGACACGCCCAGCGCTTCGGCAATGTACAGGTACGTCGGCATTTTCGCGTACCACAGTCCGGTTTCGAGGTTATGTATCGTGGTCAGCCCGACGCCCGCCTTGTCGGCAAGCTGCTGCAAGGTCATCCCGCGCAGCTTACGCCATGCCAAAATACGCTTGCCGATTTCCTGCTCAGTCGGAACGCCCTTCGGTATTCCGCTCTCGAGCAGTAACGCGCTTACGGGGACGTCGAACGCCTTCTCCAATCTCCCAAGCGATTCTAACCTCGGGTAACACCTCCCCGTTTCCCATAAAGCGACGGTGCTTTGCGGCGCGTCAATATCCGCCGCAAAGGACAACTGTGAAAGACCTTTCTTCTTGCGCAAATCGCGGATGCGATGACCTAATTCCATTTCTGTGACCATCTTTTCTTGCTCCCTCATTTCGTTCGTTGATAGCGCCGCGTCTTAAACTGCCGCGCGCCCCAATAGGCACCGCGCTCCTGCGTTTGGCGCGCTTCCTCTTCCTTCGCCTCGTTATACTTGGCAATATCCGCCTGATAGTACGGGCAATCGCTGTGGCAGCCTACATGCCGCGTTGGCGACTTGCAGCTGTGGCAGTGTTCAAAACTCATCTCACACCTCGCGGATCGTGATGCCATACTTCGCCAACATTTCGTTTTTCTTTCTGAGATACATTTGCGTCCGTTTCCCCTTGACATCCTCGACCTCTTGCAGCCAGTAGACTTGCCCGTTGCAGTCGGGCGCGGTAGGCCGTTCATAGACAAAGTCCGCAAAATATCTCTCTGGCTTAACGCGTGATCCGTCCGAGCAGATGTAGGTCTCTTGCAGTGTAAAAGATCGCTCTATCTGCAAATTTCGAATAAGCCCTTGCCTCTCCATCAAGGCCAACTCGTCATAACGCCTCGCCTCTTTGGCACTCTTGAACTCATGCACTTTCCCGTTAGGCATAACGCGCGGCGTAAATCGATTGCCGTACTTGCTTTTCTTCGGCTTTTGCGTGCCTGCCAGCTTGTCAAGCACCTGCTTCTGCGCCTGCGGCCCCAGCCTCGCGAGGTCAGCTGATGTCAGCGCCATCGTGTGCCTCCTCCTTGCTGTCCGAGGGGTCGTCCCGCAGGCCGACCGCAATGTGCATCATGTTCTTCTCATCGACGCGCTGGTGAATCTCGTATTGCCCAAGCAACGGGTTCACCTTCGGCCTTTCGAGGTGGAGCGCCTTCATGCGTGGGATATCTTCTCCCGTGTCGGGGTCCTTCACTGCCTCGCCGTAGGCAAGCGCGATCTGGATAATCCAAGCGTCGAACGCCATGCGCAGCTGGTTCAGCCCTTTTATATCCTCGTGCAGCTTCGCATTCGCTTTCATCAGCTCGCCGACTTTTTTCTGGTATCTGCCGAGCTCGTGCTCAAGCCGTTTTACCTTGTCTCTGTTTCTTTCGCTCATCGGTTCTCCGTCCTTTCGTAGTGCAGCGTCAGCGCCCGAGCGATCGGGCAGCGCCGCCATTCTTCGTTGGCGCAGTAGCGCCGCGTGTATTCGTCCAGCTCTTCTTTCGGTAGCTTGACTTGCGCACCCTCGCAGTTGAGATAGTCGCGGTAGTCCCGCGAGTAAAACGGGCACTTGAAAATGCCCCCGCGATACCCGCTCATAGGCGTTCAGCCCCCTTTCAGGAAGTCTTTCATCCAGCCATTGTTTCCGCTCGGCTGAACATTTTTCCCTTGCTGGGCAGGCGCAACAGGTCCGCGCCCCTTGTCCTGCTCTCTGGCAAGCCAAGAAGTGATAAAGCGTTTTATCCCGTTGCGCGTCTTTCTCTTCGATGGGTTCGCGTCGCACCATCCCGCCATGTTTCTGAGCTGTTGTAGAACGTCAACGTTCGGATAGAGCTGCGACCATTTGGCCCTGTCGTTCTCCGACACGTCGAAAAAAGTCCCGTCATTCAGCGGCAAAGAAATCACCGGCGGCGCGTCAGCCGCTTGCGGCTCAGCGCATAATATGTACTCTTCTTTACTCTTCTCTACTCTACTTTTCTCTACTTTACTTTGTCGTTCGATGTCAGCATTTTTTGAAAAAATGTTTACATTTTTCGCAGAAATGTAAACATTGGGCAAAATTTGGGCAACATCAACCAGAAGGATGTTGTAATCGACTTCAAGAGTTTTGCGGCGGCTGACTGCCTCGAAGTACCTTTCCTGTATGCCTTTAGAGGTCAATACGTGGTACTTGTCATACTTCTCTTTGTCGAACATCCCTCGTCTGATAGAAGCCTCTATTATTTCGGAAACGACGCTCCCACCCAACCCGACCTTGCGGGCGAACAAAAGCGCAACCTCCTCTGTCCATTCAATGTAGTAACCCGCCTTGCCGTAAATCTCTTGCAGCAAGTGAACGACTACACCAAATCCTGTCAAGCCAAATTCTGCTTCTATCAGTTCAAACTTTGCGTTCAATGTGACATCAAGCGGAAAGTAATCGATCCCGCTCTTTGCCATAGACTACTCCCTTAAAACGGCAGCTCGCCGTCGTCCTCGCTGACATCTGCAAAGCCGCCTGCGGCGCTCTCTACGGCGTATTGCGGTGCGGTGGTATCATTGCCCTCCGAGCGCCTGTTGTCTGCGAAATACACGCTGTCAGCCTGCACCTCGTAGCTCCTGCGCTTGTTGCCGTTCTTGTCCGTCCAGTCGCGCATCTGCAAGCGCCCCTCGACGCCGATCATGCGACCCTTATCGGCGTAGTTGCAGAGCACTTCTGCCGTGCCGCGCCATGCGACAACGTCGATCCAGTCCGTGCCGCCCTCTTTGCCGTTGCGATCAACGGCAAGAGGGAACGACACAACGGATACGCCGCTGTTCGTCTTTTTCAGCTCCAAGTCACGCCCGATGCGTCCCATCAGGCAGATTCGATTCATGCTCATTTCAATTCCTCCTCGCTTTGGTGTTGGTGCAGATAGAGCACATGGCTCTTGCCGATGGCGGCGTTTTGGGCGAGCCATGCGCGCGCCTGCTCGCGGGATAGATGGCTCTCCATCGCGCGGCTCTCATAGCTGAATTCTCCCGCCTCCAGCTTGCGCTTCATGCGCTCCTGTATCTCCTCTTCGCCGTAATTGGCTTCGATCAGATAAAGGTCGTAGTCCTGCGCCACAATGCCGTCCAGCGAGGCGCAGTCCGTCGCATAGAACACGCGCTCGCCGTTTGCAAATTCGATATGCCACGCACAATTCGGAACATCGTGAGGAATGGAATTGTAGGACACACAGACGGGGTAGAGAAAGGAACAGGAGTAGAACAGCACATGGCCTGCCATGCCCTCGTCGGTCACGCGGCGGTCCACGCCGATGCGTCCCATCGGTTCCATGAGCCACGGAGGGACGCACCAGCGCAGCGCAGGGCGCAGGAAGTGCAGGCGCTTGATGGTCTCGGGGTTGAAGTGGTCGCCGTGAACATGCGTCAGCAGGACGAGCCTCAATCCCTTGCAGTATGGTTCGAGTTCCCGAAAGGGAACGCCGCAGTCAATGAGTATTTCATCATTCAGCAGTACGGCGTTCCCCTTGGAGCCGGTCGAAATGACCTTGACCTTACAGATCATTCATGCTCACCTGCTTGGTGGTGCCGGTCTTTCCGTCGTCCGGCGTACCGAGGGCATCAGCGGGAGATGTCAGATCGTCCTTGACCTCGCCTGTGGTCTCGTCCACTTCGACGGTCGGGAGATCAAAATACTGCTCGCGGCTCGCGCGTCCCTCTTTCAGTGAGGTATACACATTACGCAGGCGCACGATGCTCTGCGTCGTGAACGCTTCGGACTTGCATCCGATGTACTTTTCAAGGCACTCCATCGGTACGCCGAAGTCGTCCTTGAACGCCTGCCCCATCTTGCGTACGCGGTCGATCATGGGTTCATCGCTCTTTCCCATCATCGTCTTGGTACACGCCGCAAGAGCGGCGTCTACCACGTTGCCGGGGATAATGCCAAGAATGCACGCGCGCATACGGCGCGCGCCCTGATTGGCGACCATTTCATAGATGTCGCGCGGGTCGGTGAGGGCAACGCTTCCTTTCTTGGTGTAGCGGATATGCGGCACGGTGAAAATCTTCGTCTGGCGGGTGTTGGTCTCCAAATCCCAGCAGTAGGCCATGACGGTGCTCTCGCCGTTCTTCTGCTCCAGCTCGGTAATGCCGAAGTCGAGGTTGCCCCAGTTCTGCGCCATGACCTCGGCGAGACGTATCGATGGGCCGGTCACATTTTCGCCGCCGCGCGGGTATTCATAGATCGCGCGCTCGGCAAGGCTCTTGCGCTTGCAGGCGTTGAGAATGCGGTTGTTCGCTTCAATCTCGTCACGGGGAAAACGCTTGGCGACGACCATTGCCGCCTGTACCTCCTGCGCCTGACGGGAGATCATCATTTCGGCGTTCACGCTCTTGGCGCTCACAACTTCGGTGCTGTTGTAGGTCTGCATTTCGTTCATCGTAATGTCCTCCTCAAATAATCATTCGTACTGATAGCCATTGCTGACAAGGAATTGCTTCAAAAGGCGTAGGCGCTCGCGCGTATCGGTCACGCGGAAAGACACCGTGAGGCGTTCGACCGCCGCCTGCTCCACGCGCTTCGGGACGACCTGCGGGGCCGCTGCGCCGGTATCCTCGCGGACGGGTGCTCCGGCAGCACGGGCCTCCTCCATTTCCGTGCGGCGTTTCACGGCCTCGCGCTCTTCCTCGGCGCGGCGGTGACGCTCGTTGACAACGGAGATCGCAAGCGAGAGGTCGAGGTTCTTTTTGTACTCCACCATGATCTCCGGCGCGTTCTCGCCCATCGTGCCGATGGTTTTCATGTCCTGCGCCACGCCGTCCACCTTTAGCTTGATCTGCTCCATGAGCTTCTTCGGCGTCTTGGCTCTGGCGCTCGCCATATCGACCTTAACGCCGGTCTGCCCGAACGAAAGGAAGTCGATCTCGTTGACCGCGCACAGCTCCCGAAAATAGCCCAGCAGCATTTCCTCGCAGCGGCTCTTGATCTCGATTTCCGTCGCGTCGATCTTGGCTTTCAGGTCTGCGTCGGCGCGCTTGTACGGGTCGGCGATGCACTCACGGTAGACGGATTCGAAGCTGTCGTACTTCTCCATGATTGCGGCTTTAATGGCCTTGCGCTGGGTCTCGGCATCGGCAAACTCGCGGTTCATTTCGGCGCGAATGTTCTTCACGCTGGTTAAGGTCTCGTCGGTGCAGACAAGGCTCATTGCCTCTGCGACGCGCTGCTCCGTCTGCTCCTTCCGGCTCATCAAATGCTCCTCAATCACGGGGAGCTGCGTCACTTTCATCAGGGTGTTATCCATCTTCGGTCTCCTCCAATTCTTCAAAATACATTTCCTCTGCGCCGCAGTCCGGGCAGAACTTTTCCGTCACGAGGGCATATCCGCGCTCGCCGTCAAGATTTTCGCGCCGCCGCATAACGTCCGGATCGTCAAAAATGAGGTGACAGCACATGCAGCGATAGATCATTCCTCCGCCTCCAAATACACTATCGCGCTCTGCACGCCGAACACGCGCGCCGCCTGATGGTCGTTGAAAAACACGTCGATGTGGTTCCCGTTTATACCGCCACCGCAGTCCTCCGAGATGTAGCTGTGCTGCGTACCGTCCGGCCAGATCAGCAGGACATGCGTTCCGTAAGGGATCACCTTCGGGTCGACCGCGATCGTGCGTCCCTCGGTCGCCAGCGTGCCGGTGGCGGTGTAGCCGCTCGCCCACTTGCCGCAGCAGCAGCGCCCGGGGCAATAAGCCGTTAGCGTAAACTCGCCGAGAAAAACGTCATTGCACACCGCGCTTTCAGTCGCGGGGATGTCCCACGCGGGGTCATACTCCTCTACGATGGGCGCTTCTTCCGGTTCCGCCTCGACCGCCTGCGCACTGGTGGCGAGAATTGAGATCGCGATCAAGAGAATCGTCGCGCCCAAACACGCCGCCGCAAACAGCGCTGATTCATCGGCCTTGCGCTGCTCTCTCGTGCGCTTGTCGTGCCGTCTCATCGTCTGCACCCCCTGTCGATATACGGCAGCAGATCATACAGCACCTTGCACACCGCGCACGCGCCGATGACGGCAAGACTCGTCGTGAAATCGCAGCCGTTCAGCGCGATCACAGTAGCGGCGATACCGCCGAAAAATAACGTGTCGATCATGCCTCCACCTCGCGTTCCGCGATCCACTCGTTCACAAGGCGAGTGTAGATTTGGAAGATTCTACGCTTGCTGCCGCGGATGCACACGCCGAAGGGGTAAACCCGCTGCTCAAGGCCGTCTGCCAGCGATTCGTTCGAAATGCTCAGCCCGTGTGCGCGTAAGTATGCCGCGCACTCGTTCAGGTCCATTGTTTTTATCATTGCCTTTTCCTTTCTCGCGTGCTACAATAAGCACGGACACAATATCTTGTGGTGAGATTTGTCCGGTGCCCTGTTCGGCCTGCTACGCTGAACAGGGCTTTTCTTATGCCCCGATTGCTTTTGTCTGCATCAAGCAATTCTTGACCTGCTGGTAATCCATGCCAACTTCCAGCAGAACCGAAATGCGGTTTTCCATCTTTGACACCGCCGCAAGCTCGTCCGAACTCATGTAATCGCTCGCCGTTGCAGACTTTTCCGCGCCGCGCTCCTTACGAAGCTGCCGCGCCGTTTTGCCGAGCGCCGCCATATATGCGAGGTCGGTGTACTGGCTATACTTGAACTGCTTATGTGGACTGTCCGGCAACGCCTTGATAGCATCCGTCATGCTGGTACGCAGCGGCTTTCTCTCGGCCTTGATTGCCTTAATATTCATCAGCTCTTTGCGCATGGCGAAGAACTGGCGAACAAGTTCTTTCTTGAACTCAATGACAACGGGGGTATTGCGGAGGAATGTAAGCAGAAGCGTTGCCTGTTGCTCGTTCAGGTGATAAATCTTTGCCATCTGCTGACCACCCCGCGTCTGCAAGGGCCGGATTTCAAATCCGACCCTTCCAAACTCGCGAAGGTCTTTTCCATGGCGTTGGATCAACTTCTGTACTGTGTCTCGCTTCACACCCGCGCACTCTGCAATGACTTCGGATGTCGTGAATGGATCTTCGGTGTTCGGGGAAAGATAAACCAGATCGTTCATGTATCCTCCTTGTCCGGCTTTAATAGCTCGTCCACCGTGCAACCGTACAGCGCTGCGATTTCCGGCAATCTGCTTGCCCTCGGGGCCTGCTGGCCAGTTTCCCAGTAATACACGGCCACGTCGGAGATTTTCAGCGCGTCCGCTACCTGCTGGACGCTGAATCCAGCTTTATGACGAGCGCTTCGAAAACTCATCTTTTCACCTCCAAATACTAAGTTTTACTTGACAACTTAGCGAACCGTGATATTATAAGAAGTGCCAACAAACTAATAATTTCGACAGTCCGCTAAGTATCAAGGGGGCTTGATTTTTTATTGCCCTTTCTGTAACTAAGTATATACTCAGTTAGCGCGGATGTCAATAGGAAGTTAGCGAAAACTAAGTTTTATTTTATACAAAATCGGAGCTACAGTTATGTCTAAATCGCCTATTGTCGCCAGAATTAACGCATTATTGTCTCTTAGAGGCATTTCTAAAAAGCAATTTTTTAAAGATTGCAAAATTTCTTCATCTGCATTTTCACAATGGAATACAGGAAAAATCGAAGTCCCTCGAGGGAAAAACATTGAACGGATAGCAAATTATCTTGACGTTTCGGTAGAATATCTTTTATATGGGGATACGCAAGAATTTCAGGCAAAAAAAGAGCGCCCCACCGATGGTGAAGCGCTCATTTCTGAATTGCCCGAAGATATTCAAAAGCTCATCCGGATTTGCGAATCAAATCCTGACCTTGCTGCTGCTCTACTATCTGTTGCGCAGCAGATCGAAAAAGGTCAAGTTGCTGGGGAGTAAATTTCGAAATTGTAATAATCAATTCCTCTACCGTCGTCATCCTCTCTGCCCTCCGTTCGCTCTCATATGATAAAACAAGTGTTCTATCGCGGATTAGTATAGCACTAATTTTTAATTGATAGACTTTGGTTAGAACGTGTTGAAACGTCTTACAATCCGATCAATGAACCGAATCTAAATCATATTATTTATTATTGGTTCAAGCCTAAATTCCCCGACGACTTCCCAAAATCTCTTTCTGGCTTTTCTCGCATGCGAAACGGTAACACAGCAAATTATCAAAAGCTGGCACAGAAGATTGAGGATGCGGGGTATACCATTCCTAAATCATTAGATGAGGTCGCAGAATGGGAAGAGCGGGAGAATTGAAAAGTTGCAAGGCGGTATAGCTTAGATTGGCCCCGCCGCCCTCTGCAACAAACGGCGGGGCCTTTTTGCAGCCAGCGGGAAGCGGTCGCCGCTGCATGTCTTGACCGTACAGCACCCAGCACTGCACTTTCAAGGCTTAGATTTGACACTTTGACAGCTTCCGACAAATTTCATTGCTACAAAAAAGTGCAACATTTGCACTGAAAGGATATGATGTTAAGTGAACATTCAGAAACGATGTCAGGAGCAAAAAGACTTGTTAAGACTAACGCATCAAGATATTGCCGACAAAGCGGGCTTACCGTTGCAAACAGTAAAAAATTTTTTCTCCCGCGCATCTAAGTCCCCATCAGTTTACACAGTCGCTGCGATTTGCAAAGTGCTTGGCATCTCGCTTGATGAAGCGTTCGGAATTTCCAAACACTTGACGCCAACCGAAGAAACTTTGCAAGCGCGGAATGACGAGTTGGAACGCCACGTTGATGCGAAAGCAGACACAATAGAGATCATGCGGCGTGGAGTGCGCATCCGAAACGGCGTGATTTTATTTTTGTTCATCGCGGTGGTGCTGCTGGCCGCATGGTGCTTGTATATCGACCTGCACTGCGTTGACTATTGATTTTGGAGGGGCTGACATGGCGAATTGCATCAAATGTAAAGCAGCCCTGCCGGATGGCGCGCTGTTTTGTCCTATGTGCGGCAAAAAGCAGGTCGCCGAAAAGCGCAAAGCGCTCAAGCGCGCCAACGGAACCGGCACGGTATATAAGCTATCAGGGCGCAGATCGCGCCCGTGGGTCGCCGCAAAGAATCGGGTCATCATCGGATACTATCCCCGCAAGACCGACGCCGTAGATGCCTTAGACCGGCTTACAGGCCGTCCGCTGGACGAGCGATACAATATGACCTTTTCCGAAGTGTACGAAGATTGGAAGGACGAGCATTTCCGTGAGATCGGGCCCTCCGGCGTAGAATCCTATGAAAACGCCTATAAGGTGTTCAAGCCGCTCTACGATAAGAAATTCCGCGATCTGCGCGCTTCCGATTTCCAGTCCGTTGTGGATATTTACATGGATAAATCCCACTCCACCGTGTCGAAGTACAAGCAGCTCATCACGCAAATGTCGAATTGGGCGATCCGCGAGGAAATCTGCTCCACCAACTTTGCGAAATATGTCAAGCTCCCCGAGAACGTCAAGAAAGAAAAGGAAGTATTCACCGCGGAAGAGATCGAGAAGATCGAGGCAGATGGAAGCGACGCCGCGAAGATCGTCCTCATGCTCCTTGCCACCGGCATGCGCATCGGTGAGCTATTCTCCTTGCCGCTCGCGGATTATCACAAAACCTATGTAGTCGGTGGTGAGAAAACAAAAGCCGGACGGGATCGCGTCATTCCAATCCGCCCAGAGGGAAAGCCATATTTTGCCTACTTCGCCGCAAAGGCGACCGGGAAGCTGCTGCTCTCCGGATACGAGGGGCAGAAGATACCCGCCAACTTCCGCCGCCGCGACTACTATCCCATGCTGGATCGCCTCGGGATAAAAAGAAAGACCCCACATGCCACGCGCCACACTTACGCCACGCGCGCGGTCAAGGAAGGTCTGCCCCCGGAGTTTCTTCAAAAAATCATCGGTCACGCGGATTATTCCACCACTGCGAACATCTACACGCACCTTGATCCCGATACACTTGTTGCCGCCGTTACTAACACGTTACAAGCAGCGTCAGAAAATGGCAAAAAGAAAAAGCCCTGAAACCGTTGCGTTTCAAGGCTTTTTTCTGGTGCGCGGTACAGGACTCGAACCTGTGACCCCATGCACGTCAATTAAGCGCAAAAACTGAATCGCTGGAATATTGTAACAATAGCGCGGAACAGCAAGGAATAATTGGAGTATATTTGGATTAAAACCGATGTCGTTCCGTGCAATTCCTCTATGGTTGCTAACAAATTACTATCATGTTATCAGTTTGCGCATCACGCTGTTGTACACGCGCTCGTTTACGATTTTCAAACTGTCCATCAGCTCGTCCATGATCCCCCATGCCTTGTCCGGCGGGACATCTGCCACCGCGCGCAAAAAGTCGCTGTCGCCGTATGTTTCGACGCTAACCGGTGCGGGCGCCGCAGCATATGCCATTGGCAAAGCCCTCTCTCTGCTGCCGCTTTGCTGGTCACGGATGGCATACAGCACGGCAAGGCGCTCATAGTTTGTCCAGCTTGATTCCTCCGTTTCAAGGCGAGCTATCCAGCGCTTGACCTCATTCTCGTCGACCATAGGGGTGCACCCCCTTTAGCCCTCAATCGTGTCCATGCAGCGCTGGATGGCTCTGCGGATGCTTTCGTCGTCGGCGTTGTCCAGCATTTCCTGCAACTGGCGTTTCATATTTTCCATGCCGCCGTCGCGGGAGTAGTGTCCACGGACGTAGTGCGTACCGCGTCTCGCATTGGACATATCACGGTCATAAGCGCCGCGCATACCCGACTGCCAGTCTCCGTCGCGGGAATAGCGGCGAGAATAGTCTTCATCGCGGGAATAGCCGTCGTCCTCCAACATCTCAATCTTATCGATGTTCTTGATGGTGTCCGTCAGCTTGTGCGCAATTTCGAGATCGCCCGCGCCAAGCTCGCCCTTACGTGCCAGCTCGTCGAGTTCGTCGCACAGCATATTGCGCAGATCATACATTGCTTTCTTGCTCATGTCCATTCTCCTTTCACGCGATTCTCTCAACCGTCAGATTCGAGTTGGCGAAGTTGACGGCCTGAGTGCTGGTGTTTTCCATTGCGACCGTCAGGCAGCAACCTTTCGGGACGCAGACCTGCGCGGAAACATAAATGTTAAAGTAGTTCTCTACCGCCGCAGGCGTGACGGTAGCTGTTGCGCTGGTTAATGGCTCTCCGTTAATGGCAAGCGCCGCCGTGATGGCCTCAACCGTGCCTCCGGTAGGAATAGCGATGTTGCCGCCATAGGAGACCCTAAACAGAGCGCGGTTTTGATTGGTGAGGCCGCGCAGCGTGACAATGCCTGCGCCCTGACGATGCACGATACACGGCTTGCTATTGACCGCCGTTTCGGTCAGTGGGACGTTCTGCCCGGCAGAGACCAAAGCAATGCTAGAATTACTAAACTCAGCCATACTGGTATTACTCCTTTCTCTGATTTGCCCCAAAAGGGGCAAACGCACCATTTGCGATCATTTCCGCGTAGCTGGGCGCAAATAATTCGTCCGCTTTACGCAAAAGATCGGCATAATTGCTAAGATCGTACATGCTCATTTCACTCTTGTCCAGAGTTTCAATGTGATCGACAAATTCCTGCTTAAGTTCGTCAACCGTTTTCACAAAATCATTCCTTCCTAAAGGGGTCGAAATCGACCCGTTTAAAATACAGCGGCAGGGCTATTGCCCCGCCGCGTTTGTCGTAGTATCGGCACGGGGCCGACCATTTTCCCCATGTGGGGAAAAAGCTATGCTATGCAGTTGTCAGCAGCCACAACCGGCAAACTGGTTGCAGCAATAGGGATTCTGCACCGTGTAGGCCGGAATGGGAGAGGGACGCAGCTGCGAGACCAGATAGCTGTTCTGCGCCGCCTGGCTTGCCGCCAGCTTCAAGCCCTGGTTCTCGGCTTGAAGGTCAGACAGTTTGCTCTGCGTCAGGAAGTCCAAAATCGCGCGGCTGTTGCTGTTGGCGTTGTCGATGATGTCGCGCGTCGCGTTCTGCACGGTATTGCGCGTGTCACACGCCTGCGCCGCCATGTCGTAGCGCACCTGCGCGATAGCCGCGCGATTCTCGCAGCAGCAATTTGCGGCCTGCATCTGCATGGCGTTGAGCTGCTGCATCAGCGCGGCCTGCTGGTTGCTGCGGGAAAGCTCGGCCTGTGCAAACCCGTTTGCCATCGCCATGTTGGTGCCGTTGACAAGCTGCGCCTGCTGGTAAAATCCGTCACAAAGGCCCTGATTTACACTGTCGATCTTGCGCTCGACATTGGCAAAATCAGAGGTCAGCACGTAGCCATCGACCACGCCGCCAGAATTGCCAGCGTTGTTGCCCCAGCCGTTGCCGCCCCAGCCAAAGACAGCAAAAATGAGGAAGAGAATAATGAGCCATGCGCCGTCACCTCCCCAGCCGAAGCCGCCGCTATTGCCGCCGTTTGCGGGAGCGACAGGCATCGTCATCATGGGTGTACCATCGGAAAGAGACATAAAATCACTCCTTAAAAAAATTTATCAAATCGTGGCCACGATGTTGATTTTGCGAAACGTTAAGCAAACGCCTTGCCTAAAACTTCCTTAAAACTTGCTTAGACTTTGCTTATCATTCAACTGTTTGGTTGATTCTTAGTGCAATAAATCAACTGCGTAGTTGATTTATTGCATCAGGCTTTGAAACTGCTTTGCCATCTGTTGCAACTGGTTCAACTGCTGCTGGTTGAGCTTACCGCTCTGCAAGAGCTTTTCAACCTCCGCTTTGGGGTCACCATGAAAATTTTCCTTGAATTGCTGGAACTGCTGCATCATCTGCATGAAGCCGTTCCCGCCGCCGAGCGCACCGAAAAAGGGATTATTCATCGTCATCGTCCTCCTCGACCTTGCGCTTCTTTTTGCCCTTTATTTCGCCCACAAGAGTCGCCAGCGCGTCAAACTCTTTGCGTGTGACAAATTCCACGCCCTTTTCCTGCGGCGCTGCGTGGGGCGTTTCTGCGCGCTCTACAAGGTCGTAAATCTTGAGCGTCGGCTTGCCGCTTGCATCCGCCTGCTTGAGATACACAGTCGGCGCGGTAGAATCCCACAGCGCCACAGCGGAGTTCGGCGCGATGAGATAGCCTCTCGCCTCCTGCTCGCCGCTTACCCACTGCACGCCGCCCTGTGCGATGGGGTTCTGTTGCACTGGCTGCGACATAGGCTGCTGCATGGGCTGCATCTGTGGCTGCTGCATCTGCCGCATCTGCATGAGGTTGTCCGGCATTGGCTGCGGATAATAGGGGTTGAAATAGGGATATGCCATGTTCATTCCTCCGTTTCTTTTACCCAGTAATAAAGCGGGATTTCGTTCTCGCTGTTCCAGCTGTCATAGATTGTCCCATCCTGAACGCACACGACATGGCCAGAGAGGGCGAGAATATACGTCCCGCGCGGGTGCTCATCGGCAAACTTACCGACCGTGTAACAGTCCGGGCAGGTGTCCGGTATGATGTAACGCCGATAGCCAAGCGACCGCAGATACGCGCCCCAACAGGCGTTTGCATTGGGGAGATCGCCGTCTAAGTACCCCTGTATACACAGAGCCAAATAAACCTCGCCCCAGTCCTTTCTCGTCGCCTTGCAGATCGCGCGCACGGTGCAGTCGCTGACGTTGCGTCCGTTTGGATTCGGGTTGAAATAGCTATACATGGAAAAGCTCCGCGAAATAGACGTAAGTGCGCAGCTCATCAGGATCAGGAAACAGTGTCAAAATGTCCATTGCCATCTGCTCAGTAAAGCCCAAAGCTAAAAGTCGGTCGTACATCGCCGCACCTCCTTTGTTGTGTCCATATTACAAAAAAATAGGCGCTCAAAAGCGCCCATAAAGTGTATGAAAAGTGCGTCGAAAACCGTCGAACGGTTCCCCTTGCCTTTTTACGTGAAATGTGATATTTTAATTTTACAGGTCATTCCCGGCCTGCTTTTACACAAGAGAAATGGCCTCACCGTTCGGTGGGGCCATTTCTTTTTTCATATACTTCTGATGCCATTTTGCGGTATGCGCGCCGCCGGTATTTCTTCACTGCGTCAACAGATAGGCTTTGCTCCATTGCCACCTGCACGCAGCTTTTCTGCCGCACGTCGCACTCGATGATGCACGCCGCCTCGTCAGGCGGCAGCTCAAACGATAAGATATGCGCCACGGCTCGCTTGGGGGCCATAGAGGATAATTGCGCGCGGATTGACCTGTGCTGACTGTTCATGCCCGTGTAGGGCTTGCAGAGGCGCTTGCGCGTGGGCTTTCGCCGCCCGCTCCTTCCTTGCTTTTTCGTCCGCTCCAACTCCGGTTTACTTCATTGTTGCGAGTTTCCTGATAAGATCGTCGCCGTATTTGTAAGCGGCGAGGTAGTCCATCGTCGCATCAGCCAGACCGGAGCGCTTCTTGAGCATTTTGCGGTAGTCCTCCTCATACTTCGGGCGGTATGCGCCCAGCACGAGGCTGAGCTTGCGCTTTCTGCGGTATACGCCGTCGCCGTTGGCCTGACTGCCCGCCGTGCCGCTCGATGTATTGCCCTCGATGGCAGTCACGTACTGACCGCTGACGCTCTCGCAGATGCCCGTATGGTCGGTCTTGACCTTCGTGTTGGGAAAGTCATAGATAAGCACGTCGCCGGGGAGATAACCGGACGTGACCCATTGGCCGTGGGCCTTGGCGTAGGTCATCAGCTCGCCGCAGCTCGCGGTCTTCCCTCCGCCGTAAAAGAGATGCTTGTCCGCCTGCTGAAAGCACCACCACACGAACTGCATACACCAGTACACGCCGTCCATGCCGTAGGCCTTGCCGTACTTCTGGCGGTTGCCCGGTTGCTCCACCGTGCCGATCTCCTTGCGTGCGATGGCAAGGATGTCTTCTGCTCTCGCCATGCCTTACGCCCCCTTGTCGATCACGTCCTGTGCCTTCTGGCTCTGCGTGCCGAAGTAAAACGCGATGATAACCGCATAGATCGTCATAAAGTCCTGCGAGATGTTGCCCGTGACGGCCATGTAAGCGAAAACGCCCGTCAGCACCAGCGTCACGATGCTCTTGACGCTCATCAGGTTTGCCAGTCTCTTGCGAATCAGTTCCATGTTATTCGTCCTTTCCTTCGTCTAAAACGTTGTAGCCGTCCTCGTAGATTACGGTTAGCCCATAGGCGCAGGCGGCTTCATGTTCGATGCGGCAACCACGGGTTTTCTCCCAACCGTGACAGAAATATGCGGCGTGACACAGGCTCATGTTTTCCAGAGATTTTGCCAAAAAGCACAGAGGGATTTGCACCACGCCACGCTTCTTCATGCTTTCGCTGCTGTACCATTCATCGGTAAACAGAGTGTTCACGATTTCGTATCCCTGCTCTTTCAGAGCGGCAATAGCCTTTTCACGAGTGGCAACAATCTCCTCTTGTGTCTTGCCAGCCATCGGCTGAGATAGCATTGCTTTTTCCATAGGTCATTCGTCCTTTCCTTTGATTTTGATTCCCGCCAGCATGCCGAGTTCCGCCGTCCACGCGGCGAACCACGCGACGGTCAGGCTGTCCGGCACTACCTTGTCATGCGCAGTCAATACGAGCACCGCAATGCAGTACCAGCAGAGGTTGAGCACTGCCGCGATGACGTACTTGTCCCGCTTTCTCAGCTTCTTCATAAGGCCACCCCCGACAGCAGCCACGCGATAAACGCGCCCGCCAGCGCCGCGAGAGCCTTGTCGACCAGCCCGTCCCAGCGCTTCCCCGCCTTGCCCGTGATGGTCTTCACGTCCTCCTTGATCTCTTTGACGTCACTCTCCACGGTCTCTTGTTTTGTGGCCAGCACCTCGACCGAGGTCACCAACCTATCCAGCGCCACCTGATGTTCGGTAAGTTCGTTGATCCGGTGCGTGTTGCTCTTGCACCTCGATTCGATCAGTGCGATTGCCGCGTCATCGTAGTGTTTTGCGTTATCCATATCCCGCTCCCTTTCTGCGGCGGATTACACCGCCTTGAAATAATTCCCGACCAGCTCGTGCGGCAGATATTGCAGCGTGATCTTGCCGCCTGCCTGCTCGCCCGTGCGCTCGCACTTGTACGTCTTGCCGTCCTCGCTGTCGAGGTAGTACAGGCCGTAGGTGTACTCCATGCCGCGCGCGGCAGGGATGGGGTCATCCTGCGTGCCCGCGTGTGTAACGTCGACCACGACCCACAGCGCAGGCGTCAGGTGCGGGGCCCAGTCCGCTTGTGTCGTGTGGCCCTGTCCCTCGCGAACTTTGTAGACGTGCAGCACGCCGCTTTCGTCCATATCGCTTCGGCGGTCGCCGGGCTTGACGGTCTCGCCGATGTGATCCGCCCAGCGCGGGAACAGCTCGGGCGACTTCGCCGCCTCGCCGTCAGAGAGCGACGCGCTGGCCTGCTCGATGACCGGGCGCAGTGCCACGGCTCGTTGCGGCGTGATGCTCTGACCGACCAGCGCCGTAACGGTCGCCTCCGAAAGCTCGGATTCCGTAGGCTTGCCCATCTTGACGCTGACCGTGCCGTCGCGGTAGTCCGTGATCTCGCCCGCGAGGCTGTACGCGCTGTTGTCGTACTCGTTGACGACCTCTTTGGTCTCGCCCGTGGGCTGCCCCTGCTCGTCCAGCACGTCCACCATTTCGCGCTGTACGATGCTCCACGGGGTGTTGTCGGGCAGCAGCGCCGCCACGGCGTCGTGGGACATGGTCAGATAGATGGTTTTGGTATCACGGCCGTTCCAGTTGCGGTCAGTACGGTTGCCGTTGACCGTAGCGGGGTATTCTGTGTTGTTGACTTTGATGTAGATACTCATGTGTACTCCTTTCTACTGTTGCACAGCGTTTGCTTGCAGCCATGCTAAGAGGTCGCCCGTGGGGGCTTCGTCAAAGGTGATAGTGCGGTAAGCTTCATCAGTAAAACCGTATCCGTTATTTACTCGCGTATTGTCGTAATAAATTCCGGGCTTAATCCACTCCCACCCATATATCTTGAATACTGAATATTTATTGCCGTTTGAGGTAAACGCGGGTGTGTCAAATTCTTTTAGGGTACTGCTTGGCGTTGTATAGCTATTGTTCAGCACCCACGTGTACCCATTTTGAAATTTAATGTCATACCCCGTTCCGTTAATAAGCGTCCTGCCCTTCTTGATGCTGTATACAGTGCCGTTGACGAGGCACTTCCCGCCCTTAACTTCATAGCCCGTGCCGTTGATGAGGGTTTTGTGCGTAGCGGGCGGTGGGGGCGGCGTGACATTGCCCGAGCTGTCGACTTCCATGTCCTGCGGGAGCATCAAAGCGGGGCGAATGCCGCTCGAGTTGGATGCGTAGTCGTCGTTGTAGCCGCCGTCGGAGTTGACGACCAACACGTAGTTGGCGCTGTAGGTGCTCGGGGAGCGGAGCCACCAAGCAGTGGCCGTACCACTCAGATATGCAATGCGCTTGGAGTCTACTCCGGTGTTCGCGTTGAAGTAATCCAGCTTAGTGCCATCATTCGGTATATAGCTTGCGCCAGCCAAGCCGGCTTCAGGACCGGATAGCAGGAACACCTTGCAGGGCAGCCCGTTCGCGCCGCTCTGGTCGGTGCCGTCCGAACCGCCGTTCTTGCGATAGGGAATCTTCACCTGCTTAATGGCGTCCTTGATATTGCTGTCGAATAGGTTAAGAAACGTGCTGTTCAGGTAGGCGTGGATGTCGCTGCTTTCGTACTTGTTGATGTCTCCGCTCTGCCAGACACGATTCTCGTAGATATCCTTCATCAACAGCCAAGTGCCGTTGCAGGAGTCATCGTACATCGATCCGGGCTTGCCCTGATGGACGACAATGAACTCTTTGGCCGTACCGTTTACTTTTAGCTTGACGATACTGCCGACGGCTTTACTGCCGAGTTTTGCATTTGCCATCTCAGCACCTCCTTAGCCGTACACCCAGTTGATCGCGTAGTTTTCGGTGGGCGTGGATTCCGATGCGACAAGCGTCTGCTTGGTGATGTTGCCGGATGCGATGTAGTCGCTTCCTCGCGTCGCCGCCACCAGCCCGCCCGAGCCATTGCCTTTGATGAGAGATGTAGTGGAGGGGACAGTCGGAACACTGATCGTGACCGCGCCCGTCTTACCGTTGACCGACGTGACCGGCGCACTCTGCAAAGCGCTGTCAGCCTTGCCCAAACTTGTCTGCACGTCGTCTGCAAGGTCAGTCTTAGCAACTTTGTCCTTGAATGCAAGAGCTTTGAGGTCGCCTAGCCACTTGGCAATCTTACCAAGCAGTATCGACAACTTCTCACCAGTTGCGATATTGGTACGCGTCTCCGCCGCCGTGAACGCCGCAGTGACGTTGCTGCCGTCGCCGGTCTTGTCCAGCTTATTGGCAAGTGCCGAGTACACGCCGCCAGACTGCACGGGGTTTGTACTGCCCTGCGTAGGCGTTGCGTCAGTAGTCACCTTGACATCCTTGATAGCATTGTCAACGTATGCAAAGATGTCCTGATGCTTGTTGTTAGGGTCATACACAGCCGCCAGCATATCACCCGAGCCAGCACCGGCAGCGCCACGGCAATAGCCCGCATCGTAGCTCGTGCCGTCCGACAGCGTCACAATAAGGTGATAGTCGCTCTGCCGAATGGTGATGTTGGTAATCGTGGGAGCATCCGTGCCGGGATTGCCCTGTGGGCCAATTTCACCCTGAATACCCTGCTTACCCTGTTCACCCTGAATACCCTGCTTACCCTGTTCACCCTGTTCACCCTTTTCCAGCACAAGGTTGAGCACCTGATTCGGGGCTTCTCCGGTAATGGTCGCGCTCGCCACCTTGCCGGACGTGACCGAGCCGATGGTCAGCACGTTTGCGGGGCCAGTCGCGCCTGTTGCGCCGGTGTCACCTTTGCTGCCCTGCGGGATACCGAGAGCCAACGTACCAGTCGACTTGTCGTAAGTCGCCGTTGCTGAGCTTCCTGCGGGCAGCGTTGTCACCGTGACCGATACAACGCTCAGCGTGACAAACTTCAGCAGCGTTTCGCCTTTCAGCATCTTCGCCTCGCCGCCCTGCTCAAGCACAAACTGGTCTTCGTTAGTGATCTGCAACGCTTGCGTGAGGTCGGAAATTGCTTTATCAGCCATCAGTTACCTCGCTTTCCTTCTCGGGATTCGTCTTGCCCTCTTTGGCGGGCGGCTCGTCCGGCTTGTCCAACTCGGCAAAGGCATTTTCGAGGTTCTGCATCGCCATTGCCATGCGCTTAGCCTCGCTGCCCTTAACATAGATGCCGGTAATCATGGCATATGCGCTGTTGATCTGCTCCCGCAGTTTGTTTTTGTCCATCATTATCACTCCTATCCTGATACGTTCCAACTGCCGGTATAGACATATGCGTCGTATGCGCCCCAACCGTTGGTGTAAATGTATGGGGTGTATGCTTGATTGTTGATGTATACGGCAGTGCTTGAGCTGTCGCTGTACGTCGTGGCTGTGCCCTCGTCGCTGTAATCGGAGACTGCCCAATCGCCGTTCCAGTAGTAGAGGTTGCAGACCCACTCATATTCTGTGCCCGGAGAAAGTCCCGTGATATAGCCGGAAAATGTGCTCGTGCCGCCGCCCGTTTCCGCTGACGTAAACTCAAATGTTCCAACGCCGATGACGCGCACGTCAATAGAGCGCTTATAGCTGTAATCATCTGCGCCTCCCGTGAATTTGGCATAGACTTCGAGCTTCGTTCCGTCTCCATCCACCGGTGAGAGCGTGCAGTAAAATCGTGCCATGTGTCACCTCACTGCAAGAGGAAAAACAGTTGCCCGTACTGTGGATTGCTGGGAAGGCTTGAGCCGTACATCTTCGACCCAATTAGTAGCGGCCCGCCGCCAAGAGATACAACATCGCTCAGCGTAATAAATGCGCCATTATAGGCAGAAAGATAAATATTGCCACCGGAATTGAGCTGAATACCACCATACGTCGTGTTAATGGAAATGCCGTAGCCGGTCGTCGTGTAGGCCAGCTCAATAGAGCCGATGGATTGATTGCTGCTTGCCAACAATTCGACTGTGCGCCCGCGCAGCTTTTCCGCCGTGATGCTCGTCTCGTCGATGTACGTTGCGATAGCACTGTCAACCTCGCTTGCACTCAGCCCTGCATTGTTGTTAACGTAAGTCTTCGTAGCATAGCTCGAGCCGTCCTTGAGATCGCCGACGCGGATGCTGCCGGTCTGAATTTGGTCAGCCGTCAGCGTACCATTGATATTTGCCGCATCGACGTACAGATTGTCCGTCTTGATGCTGCTGCCATTGATCTTGGTCGTGCCGCTTTCGTCTGTCACCGTCAGGCCGTCCAGCGTGGTTTTGACCTCGGTGTATTTGCCATCGATGCCCTCGACCTTGAGCATGATCTCCTCGCTGGTCTTGGTGATAGTCGAGCGTGTTTCGGCAATCTTGCGATTGAACTCTTGTGTGATGTACCCCTCAGCTGGGTATTCGTCTTCCATCTCTGCTTCCCCGGGGGAAGAAATACCCGCGTATCCGCGCCCATCATCAGAGAGTTTAGAAAGCAGCGAATAAATGCCCCCAACCGTCACGCCGTCGCCCAGCTCTGCCGCCGGATCGATGTTTGCCGCGCCTGCTTCGTACGCCTGATACTGGTAGCCTTTCATGGTTTGCAGCAAAGCATTTACCATTGGCTGCGTAGCGTGAGGACAACTTGCAATAACTTCCATGCCGGTATCATCGCCCGCCGTCAGGCTGTTTTCATCATCCACAAGCAACGTCACACGGGAAATAGGCTTATACTTGCCGTTGTCGGAAAAACTCGTAATGTCGCCACCGACGTAATATTTATCAGACAAGAATCCTCACCCCTCCAAATGTGATAGCGTTGCCCGCTTCTGTAATGAGATAGTTCGTCTCGGTAGGCATGGACAACAACGGAATAAGCAACAGTTTCCCTGCATCGGTAATAATCCAGTTCCCGCCGTGCGCCGCTGCGATAAAACATAGCTCATTGCGGATGGTGTAATCATTTGCGGGATAGTCGATGGTATATGAGCTATTGAGCACTGTGCGGCTATCCAGCTCCACGCCCATCAACTGGCAAAAGATATTTACAGCGTCAGGCATAGTCATCGGGAAGTTAAGCGACTGTTCTGGCTCCCACACAACGTCAGCCTTTCTCATAGCGTCGTATGCTTCGAGTTCCCAATAATTCCCATCGCAGGAACGGCGGTTGGTAAAAAACACGCCCTTTGGGATCCAGTCTGTCGCCTGACTGCCATTAACAAGCCTGAGATAGCGATTGATCGTCGCGGCGCGCGGGATATTGTCCGCGACGACTGCGAGTTTCAGCGTCGCGCAACAGGCATTGCCGATGCCAAATTCTTCAAACAGCTGAGATTCAACAGAGTGGGAAACCTCCGCGTCTTTCCCGTATTCCACACCATTGATGATAAATTTGTATTCGCGTTCCGTCCCGGGCTTGTGAAGCAGCTCGCGCCACAGCGCACTTGTCGTCTGCCCCATATCACACCTCGATCAAGTTAAACGTCGCGCCGCCCCACACCTCATTGTCGTCTGCTGCTTCTTCGAGCGTGCATTCCATCGACGAGCAATAAAACGTGCTGGTTCTGACGCCATGCAGATCGAGATACTTGGCCGTGACCGTTGTCTCATTAAGGTCATCATCGAGCTTTGCCAGCTTATCGCGAGGCATAGAGCGCGTTGTATAGTTCAGCTTTCGCTTGCTGGTAATCTTGTCACGGCGCATTTTCCCATCTTTTGTGCGGGTGGTCTTATCGCTGTCGAGGTCGTTGCGGCTCCACCCATAACCCTTTGTGGCGATAAAATCGGAGTAGTCCGTGCCGTTGATAATAAGGACTTCCATGTTACTCCTCCTTAGTACAACAGCACGGGCTTACCCGCCGCGCGTGTCATGTTGTTAATGTTCTTCACGGTGCTGCGTGCGATTTCCTTACCGTCAAGCTGGATAACGACCGTAGTTGTACCGCCGCCAGATTCCGCCATAGCCTGCTTAAATGCTTCGACCATCGTTGCAAGCGGCGTTTCGATGTTCGTCCCGCTCTTCTGGTCGCCCAGCACGGCGAGAAATTCTTTGTTGGGCGGAATGACTGCGCCGGTTGCCAGACGCGGAAGATGTACTTCGGAAAGCGAGGAAAGATGCCCCCCGATGCTTTTACCGCCAAGACCCGGAACCCAGCTCGGGACGGTAAACTTAATCGTGTTGATCTTGCTGATAAGCCAATTCAATCCCTTGATAATGGCGTTCACCGCGCTTTCAGCAATAATGACGATGCTGTTCCAAATGCCTTTAAACACCTTTTTGACACCATTCCATGCAGAATTCCAGTCACCAGTGAACACGCCCTTGATAAACTGGATAATGCCGCCAAGGATGTTATCTTTAAGGTTTCTCGCAAACTCGGTCAAATTGCCAGTCAGAGCAAGCACAGCGGTAACTACCGTAGCAATTCCCGCAATCACAAGTGGGATGACACTACCGGTCAGAAAGAAGAATCCCAACCCCGTTGCCACAATGCCAGCAATCAGTAACAGCGTGTTTTTGAGATTTGCACCGTTATCACAAATGTCCTTAAACGCTGTGATAATCATTGCTGCGCCAGCCACTACAAGGCCGATGCCAGCCCCAACTTTGCCGAATGCGATTGCAAGCCCCCCGGCAAGCGCCGCTGTGCCTGCAAGCATTTCAAGCAGATTCCCCCAGTTAACGCCGTTATTCCATGCGTCGGATAAGCCGTCCCACAGAAGAATCAATCCTCCAACCGCGATAAGGATGCCGCCGAGCTTTTGCAGAATAGTGCCAAGCACACCCGGCAAGCTGCTGCTGATTTTCCACAGCGCTAATCCTGCCGCAATGAGCATGACTGCATCGGCGATTTTTTTTAAGCGGTCGCTGATGTCGTCCATGTAGCTAAAGTCCGGAGTGATTGCGTCAGCGGATGCGCCACCGCCCGCATCGTTTGCGGTATCGGTGGAAATCTGGTTGATCTCATCAAACGCCGCAAGCTGACTTGCCGCTTTCTTCGCGGCACTGCCCGTTCCCTTTAATGCGCTGGTCTCTTTGTTTAGCGCCTTTGCCGAGTTAGCAGTTGCCTTGACGCTCTTGCCAGAGATAAGCGCCACAAGACGCGTGATTTGCGAGACTACTGCCGTAATAACTTTTACAAGCAGTGTAAAGGCGGGGACAATTACGCTTACAAGAGGCTGTGCCAGCGTCAAAAGCACTCCTTTAAGCTGCGCAATGGATTCTCTTGCCTCGGAGTTTACCATTACGACGTTCTTTACCCAGTCGCGCACTTTTGTTAAAGCTTGGGTAATAACTGTAAAAACAAGTGCGCTGCGGACAACAGATTTTACGCGCTGTCCAAATACTTTCATGGAATCTGCCGCCGCTTCGGTTGCATTGCGCAGCCCTGCGCCTTTGGCTCTGCCCTCGATCTGCTGTGTTAGCTCGACTGCCTGCGTTTTCGCGTCGGAAATCTTATCGCCGGTTTTGTTGAGCTTTTCGTTGAGCTTATCAATGCTATTTGCAGTTTTGTTAAATTCGCTTTGCAGCATTCGCACGCGCTCGGCCTGCTCGGACACGTCGATTTTCTCATACGTGCCTTTTGGCGCTGTGCGCATATCGGCAAGCTCCTGTTTCGCCGCATCCAGCTCTGCTCCGATGTTGCGCAGCCGGTCTTCCATCGGCGTTTTCTGGTCGCCGAGCCTTTTAAACTCCTTTTGTAAGGATTCGATATTGCTTTTTACTTTGTTCAACTCCTGATGGAGTTTTTTGTCGCTAATAGTCGCTTCAAATACGACTTCGCCGTCAGCCATAATATCACCTTCTTGCTTTTTGGTTTTTTGCGTGATATCATCCAAGCAGCCATAAATAATGGCAAGGAGGAATGAAAAATGGATAAGATGACTACTTGCAAGGTATGCGGGGCATCTATCGCAAAATCCGCTACCACTTGCCCGCAGTGTGGAGCCAAGCAGAAAAAGCGCCACCCAGTGCTGGGGATTATCATTGCTATTTTCGGCATTTGCATGATTGCCGCCGCATTAAACGACATGGGCGATGATCCTGGCGCGGAGAAACAAACGTTTAGTGTTGGAGAAACCGCCGAGCTAAACGGAATCAGTGTAAAGTTTGATTCTTGCGCCGAAAGCAATGGATCGCAGTTCAACACCCCTGATGACGGTAATGTGTTTTTGCTTTGTGAATTCTCCATTGATAACCAGTCGGATAAAGATATTGCCGTTAGCTCTATCGCATCGTTCAACGCCTATGTTGATGACTACTCGACAAATCTGAGCATTTCGGCCACCATCGCAACCGATAAACCCCAGTTAGATGGAGCCGTTGCTGCCGGTAAGAAAATGACCGGTGTTGTCGGATACGAAGTCCCCAAAAACTGGGAAGAAATTGAAATCCGCTTTACTCCCGACTTTTGGTCTGGAAACGAAATTGAATTCATTGCAAACAAGTAACCATCTTCGCCCGATGCTATTTTGCGTCGGGCGTTTTTTTGCCCAACCACGCATTGATCGTGTCGTTTTCTTCTTCCGTCATCGGCTTATTTAGATCGACAAGCCGCCTGTTTTCTCGGTAAAATTCTCGATCCGACTTGTCGAGCGTTTTTCCTTTTGCTTTCAGGTTGCGAATTCGAACGATGTTTGCAAACAAGCAATCCCCGATTTCGTAGTACGCCGAGACGAATGACCACCAATGGAAATAAGGCATTGCGCGCACTTCATGTCCCACAACGTGGTTGATGGGAGCCACGATGTATTGGAAGTCTTGCTCCCAATCCATCAATTTAGGTCGCTTTTGATTATCGCCTTCATCGCCGCAGTCGAGAAACCATGTCATCTGTTTCACGGCTTCTGGAATGTGCTCATCCGGCATTTTTAAGAAGTCTGGATAAAAGATATCCAGCGCCGCAATCACTTTTTGCTCGTTTGTCAGATCAGTCGCAGCAAATGCCGCCAGCACGTCAAGCGCCGCGCGATAGTCCGAGCGAATTTCATAGTCAACGCCGCAAACGCTCAGCGAGGTTGGAAGATCGTACATCATTTGCGGTATTTCTGCGTATACTTGCGGATTTTCTCATCGGCAAGCGCCTGTTCGCGCTTTACTGCCTCATCAAACTGCTCGATGATGGCGGTCATAAAGTTCTGCCAAACCGGCGCACCATTGGCCGCGGAATATGCGTTGACGCTGCCAAAAAGCGTATCGGCAATGTCCTGTCCGAACAAATCATTGATGATGCTACGCATTTCCTTGTCGAGAGAATCAACCATGTCAAAAAGCTCATCATCGGGGATATCCTTTTCGAGCGTCTTTGCACGGGTCTCCTGCTTCTTGCGCAGGTCATCAAAGGTTTTATATGCTTTCTTTGCAAAGTTCACGTCCGCAGGATTAAAGTAAACGGTAACAACGCCGTTTACGCCGCGAATTGTGTATTCTTTTACGCCAGAATCAAAAGTGAGTTCCATACCTTCCTCCAAAATGAGGGCTGACAAACGCCAGCCCTCTATTTCTTATTCGCCCTCGGTAAACGTGATCGTGCTGCCAGAGATAGCGGCAGTGCCGACCGTGCGCGTGCCGCCAAGCGTCACGTCGATAGGCATACCGATAAAGCCGCCACCCTCGCCGCCGAGGGAAGAGGGCTTAACCATGCAGGACGAATAGCGCTCCGCAAATACTGCGGTCTTTGCCGTGCCTGCATAGGCGTGGACAATCAGCACGTCCTGATTCGCCAGCGCCGCCGCGTTCTGCTCCTTGACCGCGAGATTCCAAATCTTGACGATGGCAGGATCCCCAGCGTCCAGATCGGACGGGTCAAAGGTCTGCGTGATGATGGGTTTCTTCATGGTCGTGCGCGTCGTGCCAAGAATATCCTTCGAGGAATCCTCCTGCCAGTCATATTCCATGCTGGAATCTGTGACGCGCGTACCGAAGGGCGACCACGTGGGGGTTCCAGTTTCGCCCGTGTTGAGACACGCAATCAGAAGTTCTCGGTCTACGGTCTGCCCCGCCGTGGTGTTAAAGGTCATATCAGCCATTTTTAATCACCTCGTAGTTCATTTTCATAAGGATTTGATGATCCTCATCTCCGTTTTCATACATGGCAAAAAGAGAGGATCGCGTTGTCGGCTCAATGCGAATGACGCGCCGTCCATCTCCAATGTCAGGCGGCGTTTCGTTTGCTGCCCAATCGCCCAAGGCGTTAAGCAGCTCGTCAGCTTTGAGCCGTTTGTCGTTGCTGTTCCCCGGCTTCATGCGGTAGATAACCTTGAATTGGTATTCTGCCTGATACCCGCCGAGAATGTATTTCCTGACGATATACGCCGCCTGAATCGTAGACAGCGCCATCGCCGCAGTATCGGCGGGAAGAAATTCGAACCGAATCAAATCAACCGGCTTGTCAGGGAATGTGTTTAACCACGCAAGCAACTTTCGGGAGACTTGATCCTCTTCCGCTGCCGAGACCGTCTTTTTAACCTGTTTCGTACTTCTTCACCGCCTTTTCTGCTACACGCAACCACTTATCGAGGTTCTGCGCTTTTGATGCTTCACACCAATGGTCTTGTGCCTGTGGATGCGCCGTGTGGTTGAATACCAAATTGCGGTCAGTCACGACCTTCGTTCCGCCTTTCGGCGCGTATGTGCTGCCGGTATTTGGGTCAACCATGACTTTCCCGTAGTACAAAAATCTTGCGTAAGGGCCGAGGTAGATGATGTCGTTGCCAACTACCCTTGTACGCTGCGTTAACGAGCCTGTGAGCATCGGCACAAAAGGCTGAGTATCTTTCTCCATCTGCTCGGCTAAGACGTGCTCTGCGCGCGTACAAACCTTTGCAACGGCAGTCCTTACAGCGTCCATTCCATCGGTATGAACGGAAAATTTGATTCCCATTACGCACCTCCGACTTCCCAGTGTCTCATGTCGGCGCTTCCGTAGTCCATCGCGTCGACCTTCGTCACTTTGTAGCAGTCATCGTGATACTGCACGACGGTCATATTGTCGGAGATAAACTCACCCTTGATAAACAACGTTTCGCCGCCGTTCCCGTCATAAGAAAGCGTCCATAGCCCGCTGCGATCTGTAGCTTTAACAAACTCTTGCGGCTTTGCATAGGTCTTCGCCGCGCCCGTCTTACCATCCACGGCTTCCACCGTAAACGGGATATACAGATTCACAGCGTCCGCACTTTCAAGGCCACTTTCGCGCACGTTCACGCCCTTCGACGCTTGCAGCATCACACCACGCAGGATTGTGGTATAAACTTTCTCGACCTCATCAAGCGTTGTCGGGTCGATCTCCTGCACAATGTTGTAAATCGTTACAGTGTGGGGAGCGTACATCTACAACCACCTCCGCGATACAGTAGCCCGGTATGGGCAAGGTATTCCATGCACGTTTCTGCCAGCAGTTTCTTCGCACCGTCCGTCGCACTGAGTGCAGACAGGGCGGATTCCCCGCCCGTTGCAAGGGTGCGGGAATATCTGCCTACCGTCTCGCTTTTGACTTCCGCGTCATTTGCCGCGGCGTTTGCAAGAGTTTTCGCGGCAAGCGCCTGCGCCGCCTCGATGACCGCATACTTGTCAACCAGCGCACAGCAGCACATCTTAACCGCATCAAGATCGGCGTGGTCTTTAGCTTTGTTGCGCGTGTAATAATCGAGGAAGGAGCCGGCGCGGACAACAAGACGCGGGAAGTCATTTTCACTCACAGCGCCCATATAGGTGCCGGAGTAGTATTCAAAGTCTGCGTAAGTCATCAGTGCCCTCCTTCCAAAACTGCGAGAATTTCAGCCTTTTTCATCGAACTGCTGACCCCTTCCACCCCGTTTTCATCGGCATACGCAAGCATTTCAGCTTTTGTCATGTCGGAGAAAGCCGGGGTGTCAGGGTCAGGCTCATTCAGCAGTTCAGTTAGCCCCCCACCGCCGGAGTGATAGAGCCGACCACCACGCCGTCGATACGCTCAGCGAAAAGAGCCATGCCGTTGATAACGGTGTCAGATGCGGTCATGTTGGTGTAATCGGGCTCCTCATGGATACCGATATAGCCGGTGGCGTCGGTGGTGAAATCGAACACCTCGCCAAGATCAGCGCCGTTCACAGGAATGTAGTACAGGGCAATGTTGTCCTTGGCGGTGGCGTAAATCTTGCCCTTGGGAACGCTGGAATTGAGAATCACGGTGCCAAGGCCGAGGAAGTTCTCAACGTAAGTCATGCCGAACGCGGTCTGCAAGGTAATGTTTGCGCTTGCGAGGTAGTCAGCAACGTCCAGCGGGTTCAGAAAATACACCGCACCGATCTCGTCATCTTCAAACAGCACCTGCAGCTGGCCCCATGCCTGTGCCAAGGTTGCCTGGAAGGTCGCACCAGATGCCGTGCCCGTGCCGGTTGCGAGGAAGTCGAAAAAGTCTTTTCGGATACCCTTCTGGACGTCCTTGAGCATTTCGTCGGTAGTCATCTCTACCGCCTGATCGTAGCCGCGATCGGTGATTGCTTCGGCAGAGGTGGCTTTGCGCCACTTCTTAAGCGTAATCTCCTTGTAGTTCACGGCTTCGGTCTTGTACTTGCTAAGGGGGATGGTCTCACCCTCAGCAACAGCGCCGCTCTCCAGCGTGCCAGTGGCCTTGTAGCTCTTGAGCACAGTTCCAGCCTGCTTTGCGATCTTGCGGGTCACACCCAAGGCCTCCATCAGCTTTTTGATGGAATAGCCGAACATTTCGGTAAATTCAATTTCGCGCACACGCGCGAGGTCAGCTTTCTTAATGAGATTAGGATCAGCAGCCATTTTTATTCTTCCTTTCTAAACAAATCCATATTTGCGGCGATTGCAGCGCGCCGCTCCGCTCTGTCATTGATTTGCATAATCTCGTCCTTTGTCATCGGTTTCCCGCCGCCGTTAAAGCGCGCGCCAGTGTCGAAGCGAACGGTCTGCTTGGAGACAAGCCCCTTGTAAGTGCCGTCTACGAGCGCATCAAGAGACTTGGTGTCCTTGATCTTTTCTCCGTCCAGCTCCAATGCGGCCATTTCTTCGCCGCAGCCGCGCATAGCAAGGTCGAGATTCGCGCCGGTGATGTTTTTGCTCTTAAAGTAAGCACGCACGGCTTTTTCCTTTGCCGCCTTGCTTTCCTTTGCCGTGATGTCGGTCTTAAAGGCTTCAAAGGCCGAGTGTTCTTTCTCGTACTTCTCCTTGTAACCGCCGTCACCCGCCGCCTTGAGGTCGTCCAATTCCTTCTGGACACCGGGCAGCTTCTCCGCGTCCGCCTTGTACTTCGTGAGATCGTCCTTGAGGGGGTCAACCACGCCCAGATGCAGCGCAACCAAGCGATTTTCGATCTCTTCGGTGCAAGCCTCGCCGAGAATATTCCTGATTTCCGCTCTCGTAAATTTCGCCATGTTATTCGTTCTCCTTTTCCTTGGCCCCAATTCTTCGGGGGCGAACGTTGTATAAAAACCGCTGTACCTTGCGGGTTTTACCTAAAGCAAAAGAGCCACCCACCGAGAAAAACTCGGTAGCTGGCTCCTATTGCCCTTTCCCGCGCCCTATTACGCGGGAGTTGAATATTTGATTGTTTTCTTGACCTCTAAAACGATGTACCCGTCGCCTTTTCGGCGTATTTCAGCATCGTTTCCGCGCTTCAAAATTGCATCGATTGCCTTTTTGACTTCTTCCCAGTTCAATACAGCACCTTCATTCTTTCCCGCTGCTCCGGCAGTCCTGCCGCCACGCTGAACGCTTTGTATTTCGCGTTTAACCGCCGCAGCCTTATGTTTACCGCAGTCTCATCTTCATGCAATCCTGCGGCCTTGTAAGCAGCTTTTTCGCGCTTTAGTTTGCGTGCCTCGCGCTCAACGCGCCGCTGCATCTGCGTTGCTTCGTATGCAGTGTATTTCTTTCCGTCAAAATCGCATCCGAGATCATCATCAATATGGGCAAGCTGTTCGTCTGTGTATGTGCGTTCGCTTACGCCCTCAACCCAAACGTTGCGGCGATGCCGACAGTTAGCCCCCTCAAGTCCATCAACAGCCCCAAGACCGCACACATCGTAAATGCTCGGGTAGATGTCCCCTGCGCGAATACTGTATACCTTGCCTTGCCAGTCCTTATGGCTTGACCACGGTGACGGCCCAGGCTTATCTCTCGCGCCAGCATGGGCGGAAACCTCAAAATACGGAGTTTCGAGATACTGCGCCGACTGCTCCGTATATTTAGCGCAAATTTGATTTACGCCAGTCATCACGGCCCTGCGCGCCGCCACATCGATCTGATCTCGATGCCCGCTCTCATAGTCAACGACCTTCAAGCCGCTGTCTGCAAGCTGCTTTACTGCCGTCTTAATGGCTTGATTATAGTTGATCGCGCCGCTCTGCACCTGCATCACCGCATTATCAAGCGCCCATTGGTACGATTTGGCAGGGGGCAGCATTGTGCGCCCAGCGTCCACTAAAAAGCCCATTGAGCGCGTTATGTTGCGCATTGTTTGCTTCGTCTGCTCGTATATTGCCCAAGTATCCTCTACGCTTACCAGCGTTTCCGGCTGTGTGATGTGCGCAAGGGCGATAAGCTCGGTGTAATACTTCTGGTTGCGCTCCACCACATCGTCAAGCAGCTCATTCAACTTCGTTTCGCTGATACCGGAAGTTTTGCGGATTGCCTTCTCAATCTCTTTCAGATCGATACCATGCGCCCGTAGCGCCCGAATATCCTGCACCGTTACCTCGTTCAGCTCATCTGCAGCTTTAAGTCGGGAGCAGATTTCTTCCAGCAGCGTTATTTCAAGCGCCCGGAACAGTTCTGTTAGTTCTTCCGGCAGCGCGTCAAGGATTTCTGGCCGAAACGGATATTTCATTTGCTTTCCTCCGTTTCACGATTTCATCATAGTGCGGTTTTACGCGAATTACATTCCAATCGCATTCCTCCGGCACTTTTCCGTAGAATATCACCCATTCAGGAGAGAGCCGCTTCATCATTTCCTCGTAGCCGCGCAGAAACAGCTGCTTGCTTTCCTTGTTTTGCTGTGTGCCTACCGAACTAACCGCAACTATTCCGCCGACAGGCTCGCCGTCAAAGCACCAATCATAACTATTCTCGTTGCTCCATGAAATCGTTGGATAAACCGTCATGCCGTGGAGCTGCCAGTATGCCGCCAGCCAGTGCTTGCGGTAATGGTTGTATATCTGCATCGCCAGCGGCATATCCGTGTAAGTAGAAAAGTCCGGCGCACACACCGCCGAAAACTGCGACAGTTTCGGAATGTACTTGTCAGGCGTATTCCAATATCGAATGAATTGATAATCGTCCACAAAGAAATGCAAAATCTTGCTTTTCGTGTCTTTTGCTGTGTAATGGTAATTCACGGGGATAAACTCGCCGTGCGGATACGCCTTGACCGGCTCGATTTGCGGTATACCGTACTTTCCGACGCCAGGGAACATGAACTTGTCCAAATTTTCAAAGTTTATCATGGAAAATTTTTAAAAAGCCCTTGTGAATAGCTTTCGTTTTATGTAAGCAACGCTTTCATATTCGCCCACACTAATTCTTTGGACATCAAAACCCCGTGAGCGTATTTCGTTAAGTTGCTTATTTAATTTGGTGACTTCCCTTGTAGGTGTGCTTCGGTCAACGCCGCTGAGATGCACAACGGCGGTATTCACATTTTCGAGGATGCCGTATTTGTCCTTTTTATCACCTTGCACTTGAACTGTTCCTTGACTGTTTTTCAGAACAGCGTGCGGCGTGCTTGTGTTTTCAACCCAGATAGTATTTTGCGAAAGTTTAGCGACATCGCTTTCTTTTGCAAAAAGCCGAGAGCCGACAGAAACTCCTTGCACCGTGCGAATATTATTCTTCGTAGCGGAAGTGCCGCCACCTGCTCCACCTCTACCGCCCATTACTCTACCTCCTCTTGTCCTTCGGTTGTCATGTCCTGCATCTTCGGCAAAGCCGCCTTTGCGGTCGCCTCGTCCTCGTTAAACCAGCGCATACGAGCTTCCCAATCATTCATAATACCGTCAGAAAGCATCCGTTCCTCTTTGTTAAACTCGGCGTCTTTGTCCTCAATGATGCTGTCATCAAAGTCAATGGAGATTTCAACTTCCTCATCAAGTCCTGCGTCCATATAGCGATTGCCCATGCGAAGCAAAATGCGACACAGCACCGTAATCGCTTGCTCGAGGATAATTTCATGCTTCCTAATCGTGCGGAACATGGTGCTATTCTCGCTAATGACCTGTGTGGCCGTGGCAATGCTTGTCTGATCGAATTTGTAATGATTCTCGCCAAAGCCGCATTTGCTCGACAATATGTTGAGCATATCTTGCATACCGGTGTTAAACTCTGCTGTGCGCAGCGTCATATCGACCTGTTGCAAAATGTTTCCATCAGATGCGCGATCTTCCGGGAGAACGTAGTAAACCGTTTCGCGCTTATCAAAGACCGGCCTACCGTTGATGTCCTTGGTTGCTTCCGGCTGTACCACGATGCGCTTTTTCCCCAGCACAAACTCATTCACATAACTATCGTATGTAATATCAACGCTTTTGAGCTGGTCGATGGCGGAAGCGAACACTGCAACGCCCATAGGGTTATCTTCATCAGAGTTCGCAATGTTCAGACGGTCAATGACAAACTGCGGCTTGGCGCTTCCTGTGTGGACAACAGGGGGAATTGCTTCAAATCCTCTCACGCTGGTTAATGGGACTTCCTCCGCATCGTACAGGTGGTTTTCAATGTCGTATTCGCCACCGTTCAGCCGATGCACCTGAATGTAGATGTATTCCGTATCATCAACTCGTTTTGTCCATGCAAAAGCGCACTCACGAATAATGCCATTGTCCCACGTCAACGGGTAGATGTTTGCAGCGGTTACATAGTTGATATGAATTCTTCCGGGGTTAGCGATCTCTGCTGTATCAGGGTCAACGCTCATATCCTCCATGATTGGAACATAAGCAACTGTACCAACAGCGGATTTCCGCTCCTGCAATTCATTGGATTTGACTTCCCAGTTATTATCGGCAAGAATCGCATCTACAAATTCCTGCTCCTTCTTGCCCTCAAGCGTGATATTCACGCGCTCGTTCATCAGCAGGTTCGCCCAGTCCTCGCAGACTTTCTTGCCCATGTTGACGGAATATCTGTGGCATTCCAGTTCTTCGATGCCATTCCACACCGTATAACTGTGGAAGTCTTTTACATCGCCGTCATACCATGATTTCCATACATCGATCAGGTCGTAGAATTTGCTATTGATCGTGTCAAAGCCCAATTCTTTAAGTGCTCTGCGAATGTTCACTGTTTCACCGTCCTCATGTGCCCTGCGCGCTCCAATTCCTTGTAGTACGGCTCAATGCTGTACTCAAATGCGTCAAGGCTGTCAATATCAGATGTTCCATCGTCAAGGCGCTCGTCCTCGAACTTGTCAGGATCATAAATTGCAGTTTGCAGTGCATCAATCAAGTGCGGACAGCTGCGCGAAACCTTAAAACGCCCCTGCTTCATCAGCAGCACCACGAGCCTGATTCTATCTGTAATTTGCAGTTTCATTGCGTTCTTGACCTGCGTGCCGAGGTGCATCTTCTGCGCGGTATGATCTAATCCACGAATTAGCACCGTTTCCGCACTGTCTGCCCGCGTCTGGCTGTATCCGTACTTTGCCGTAACCATTTGGCAGAACATAGCAAAGCGCCTATTCAGTTCGTCAGGGTCAATCTCTTCGTTCTTGATGTATTCCTCTTCCAGCGCGGCCACTCGATAATCTTTTGTAATCCCGGTCGCCTGAAACTTTGTCGCGGATTTCGTGCCGCCGAAGTCAACGCCAATGGAAATAACGGAGAACTTTGTATCGTTTTCTTCCGCCCATTTCAACGGATCGTCGATCAAATACTTTTCTGTGTCGTTAGCAAAGTCTTTGTAAACAATGCCCTCGGCAGCTACCCATAATCCGCGCACATACCGGTCATAGAAAATGCCGGCATACATGTTTTCATAGCGCGCAAGCGTTTTCTCGCTCAGACCTGGGTTGTCAGTCATCTCGAAGTGCAGATATAGCGTGTTCCGTTCGCGGTGTCGCTTAATCCACTCCTGATAGAACCAGTGATGCGGGCTGCCGGGGTTACATGAAAACCACAGCTTCGCGCCGTCCACAGAACATCGCGCAAGCGCCTGTTCCACGAACGAGCGTGGCATCAGCACCACTTCGTCCAGCAGCACACCCGCCAGCGTGCGGCCCTGAATCAGCGTATAGCTGGCCTCATCCTTGCCGCCGAACACCTCGAAGTAATTCGTCACGGCACCGCGCCGCACTTCCATAACCTTGTCGCCGCGCCGCCAGCGGATGATATAGCGCTCCTTTGCCAAACTCATCGCCGTAAACGGCACGATGATGTTCTTGGTGCAGCTATCCACCGTGCGTCCACACACGCCGAAACGCTGACCGCTGAAATTCTCCATCGCCCAGTGGACAAACGCCCACATCATAATGGAGGTCTTGCCGGAACGCACAGCGCCGTCACAGATCAGCGCGTCATACTTGGAATAGGGAAAAGCGAGGATTTTCTGCTGTTTTGCACTAATCATCGCTTTCAATCTCCTTTGCCATTTCTTTTAGGCTCTGGCTGAGCGCATCTTCCTTCACCGTGTCGGCAGGGTTGCCGCCGATCATCGCCCACTTGTCGATCAGCGTCCCCATCGCCGTTGTGATCTGGCTGAGATTCGCCGCCGCCAGCTTTTCCGGGTCGTTGAGCATTTCAAGCCCCTTACCGATGAACGAACACACAAGGTCTTTGTGGTCGTTCATGTACTCCATCACATCGGCGGTGTTCTCTTCCTTTTTTTGTTCGCACTTTTCCACAATGTCGGCATTCGCCCGCACAAGGTTCTTGACCGTCGTTGCGGACACACCGTTGATTTTCGCTGTGGCGCAATAGTTATTCGTCTGCACATAGTCCGCCAGTATTTTCTTTTTCTGTCGGTCTGTCAGACGCGCAGCCATTGTCACCACCTCGCACTTTTATTTGCTACCAGCCCCCGCCCCTTGGCTTTACATAGCAGACTTTACCCGCCCCGAAGGGCATACACTTACTGGCTCAAGCTCGCCCGGTGTTGTCGCCGATTTGGCCTGATTTAATCGCTCACCCCATGCTCACGCGAACCATTATTGCCGCACTTTCAGGCGGGAGATTTGCCCATTGCCAAAGGCAGCGGCGCTCCTCTTTTGGAGCGGCGAGGCGGTATTGAGCCGACACACGTCCGCAATGTTGCCTATAGTCATTGCTTTCGCTTCTGCTTCTGCACGCCGCATATATGATCGTCTTTCCCGCTTAGATTGTCACACGCTACCGGCAACTACGCTCCGAAAAGTCGTAGCCCCTATTCCGTCAGGTCAAACCGGTCTTGACGCATCAAGACAAGCGCAGTTTTCAGCGAGCATTGTCATTCCCATGTGAGCCATGACGATGGCGATCTCACATTGTCCGGGCGCGACCCGGCCTCTGGCACAAGCGGCAGGGGTCAAACCTGCACATCTGGGAGTCAAAGTCCCATGCCTTACCATTTGGCTACGCTTGTGTATGTCCCCGCTGGGCCACATCGTTGAGAGGTGCGCGGGGTCCTGTGCCGCATGAGAGGTGCGACCTCTCGGCCCTGATCGTGGGCTGCATCGTGCGTGCGGCATGTTGCGGGGGCGGTGTGAAAAGATGAAAAACACCGCGCCCCGCTATGGCGCAGGAGGTAAACGCCATAAATGAGAGAACCGCAAAGGCTTTTACACCTCTGCGGTTCAATTCTCCCATAATTGCAATACCCTGACTCACTTATAAGTGAGTTTTGCAAAATATTTTTATAAACTTTTTGGGTAGTCCGACCGCCCGAGCAGATAATCAATCGACACGCCGAAATAATCGGCAATGCTCATCAGTGCGTCCATTGATGGTTTCTGCGTCCCCATCTCGTAGCGTTTGATCGTGTTGCGGTTCAGCCCGCACAGCTCGGACAGCACGCAGCGCTTTAATTGCTGGCGTTCGCGTAACCTCCGCAGGCGGTCAGGAAATGTGCTCATATGCGCCTCCGCTCTGCTCGAAAAACTTCTTTTGCTCCTTCAATTTCTGCAACTATGTATTCGCTATCAAGATTTACATATTTCACAGTACCTTGTTTTCGATATGTTTTCGCTGCCAAAATAAGGCTCCTATCGTTTTGCTCTCCCACGCGAATCGCAATTTGCTTATATACAACTGCGTCACGGTTCAGGTGCTTAGCGTCCATCTTTGCCCCCTTTTTGTTTTAACTCACAGCGGGTAATAATGATCCACTTACTCACCACCCAGCTTTCTCTTCACCCACGCCCACAGGTTCCTCCACGGGTGGGATTCTGCGTAGTTGGCGCGAATACCCGCATCGATTACCTCCAACTGTAGATTGTTTACGTCTCCACGCAGCGTCTTAGAATAAGCTTCACACCGCACGATTTTATCATTCATTTCCACAAGTGCTCCATCTGCGGCTCCCAACTCCGCATTCGCCCGCCCGAGCGCTTCCTCGGTATCAGCAAGCTTATTCCGCAGCACATCCGCGTCCGCTTTCAGGTTCGCAATCTCATTTGCCTTGTTGATGGCCTCGTCGTTCATCCGGTCGATCTGCTTGGTCAGGGCGGCGTTCTCGGCCTTCAGGCTACTGATGGTCTGGTTCTTCTTCACCAAATCGCTTTTCAGTTCAACGATTTCTTTTTTTCGGGATTTAAGCTGTTCAGCCAACTCGTGATATTCATCTCTCTTCGATTTGAATTTTTCCTCAGTTTCCTCCACCATCTTCGCCATCTGGTCTTTGGTGTACTTTTTGATGTTGATGCTCATTCGGCCACCGCTTCCTGCGGAGCGTAGGCGTTGCAGGTTTCATTCATCATGGTAAATTCTCCTTTCTCTCAGCCCTCGCGGTGCTGACGTTCTGTGCGCTTTTCGGCGCGCTTGCGATCCGCCGTGCGCTGCGCGCGGCCGTGGATCAGGCGGCGGACCAGCGCCAGCAGTCCGCTCTGCTTTGGGCTGTGCTGCGGCGTGACCCACGCCTTTCTCGCCACGCTCCCGCAGATGCTCTTCGTCACGCGGTAGCTTCGGTGGCTCCTCTTCTGGTGGT